TAAGACCAGCATAACGCAACTTTTCTTGTATTATAGTTGCGTCTTTCATCGCCATATTGAAAGAATCTTGAGTTGAAACTAAATTACCAGTTGCATCTCTATAACTATATAAAGAAGTAAGAAGAGCAGCAAGGGATAGTTTAGTGTCTTCCAACATCGCATTAAATTCATAGCCAGTTTGAAATGCAGCCATAGCATTTTTTACTGTATAGAAAACAGCAGCAATAGATGCTAAGGTTCTACCAAATTTCAATAAATCATTTTGGAAACTATTGGTAGCTTCTTGCGCTTTTTTCTGGTTGTTAGCAAAACTATTAGCACTATCACCAGCTTTTCTATGACCATCAGCTACAACAGTAGAACCTTTAGCTGACTTTTCAGCACCAGAAGTAAATCTATCTAATTGGGTTGCAGCTTTTGAAGCACTAGCGCTAAGATTGTCTAATTGCTTAGAAGCATTATCAATTCCCTGCGCCGTAACTTTTATCTGGAGCGATGCGGCATCGATGGCTTTATCTCCTATCTATTTCGTTTTCTTAATCTTCTTTTTTTCAAATGAACTAATTGTTCGTAAATACTTTGCGTCCATTATACGAAGAAGTTGAATTTCCCAATTAGATAATTTTATACCAGTCAATCTAGACCAAGCATCAATTTCACGATAATAAATTGGATTTTGACCCATGCCCACTTCGCGGCTAGAACCAAGTTCCAGAAAAAGTTGCCATAAATAAGCGATGTCTATCGGCAAATCAAATTCAGGTCTTTGTGGAGCACCACTGATTGGAATAAGCATATTGGGATTCATTTCCAATCTTTTTTCGTGCTGCTCCACCAAATCGTGTTGAGAGATGCCATCTTCATTTGGATAATTAAATTTCACCCAAACTTCAACGGCATCTTCCAACATTAAAGTCAGTCCTGTAAGAAGTTTGCCCTGTCTTCAACAAACAATTGTACTTGTTCTAAAAACCAAGGAAGTTTAGTCATAACCATTTTTACATTCTCAAAAGAACATGGTAAAGTAACACCTTCCCATTCTACATTTTCCCATTTGAGAACCATCTTGGAAATAAGTTCGATGTTGTTAGCACGATTTTCTTCCGCACTTAAATTCATGCGTACTTGATTTCGACGAACCATCTTTTTCATAGCTTTATTCTGCATAGATAGAGAAGTCTTTTGATACAAGTCTGAATCAATTCCAGCAACCCAAACTTTAGTGGGTGGTTCAAAAGATTGCTCAGTAATAGGATGGACAATTTCCATCTCAACACCTTCATCATTGGCAGAAGCTACGCTTAATTTTGTAAAATCCATAAAAATACGATCTCCATTTTTTGATTTTAGATATTAGTTATCTTATTTAAACATCGACTCTGGTAATCTGAGCAGTGAAGCCATAAGTCGGAGAATAAATAGCTTGGAAAGGCATCTTCAAAGTGATCGGGCCTTCACCATCAACTGCATGGTCAGAGCTACTAAATTTAACATTGGGGATAAAGAATTTATAATACTCATCAGTTCCACCAATGTCAAATTCAAGTAAAGACGCGGTTTCATTCACAAATTTGTTAATCATGGTGGTGTCTTGGAAAAATACTTCCACAGTACCAGTTATATTACATCTTCCAAGAACAATCTTTTGCGTAAATTGACTACCGATGACAAAAGTGTCTTGTCCGGCATTATCCAAAGAAAAATCAATACTGGTTATCAATGCTATTGCAGTTCCAGCTTCCTTGACCGTTCCAGTAAAAGTATCAAATGGCGAATCAGTCTGAGAAATAATTGGCGTAGCATCTATAGAAACTGTAGCAATCGTAACACTACGTCCCATTATACTGAAGGTTCCAGTAACAATGTTGTTTGGTTTCAAACTGAGTGCAATTTTATTTACAACACCACCAGCATATCTTTCATAAACATCAATATCAGTGTATCCACGTTCAAAAGTGAAAGACCTATCAAGCACACCATTGGATAGAGAAGAAAGTCTTTTTACATTAACAGCAACGGTATTAGTTGCAGCTTTTGTACCCAATGTGGAATATCCCAAAGTCAAAGTGTGAGTTCCAGTTTTAGCGGTGATGAGATGGACACCATTTGTGGTTAAACCAGTACCAGTAAAACCACTGACATAAATACAATCACCAGTTCCAAGATAACCAAAGGTGAGTGCGGAACTGTAAAGAGTTTTTAATGTGGTTGCACAACCCACAGTTGCCGCAGATTTTGAAGCCACAGTTTGCCAAGTGCCACAAAAACCTGCTTCAAAAAGTGGATCGTGCTCTGCCCAACTCAGCTCAACCCCCACGTCCCCCGCAATCTTTTGAGTTCCTAATCTGTGGTCAACTATTTGGCGATCTGAACGCAATTCTTTGGATTGAAAAGCATCCCTTGTTAATTGTAATGAACAAGATGTGTGTCTTAGCTCAGTGTAAGTAGCTGGACTTGTTCCAAATGTCGTCTCAGCCACAGAATATAAAAGTTGATGGAAACTTCCAGCCCCTAGCTCCGTCATTTTATTAACCCTCCAAATAGTTCTTTAACTATTAAAATGTTATTTATCATCTTGATAATCAAATATCCAACATATTTGCTATCTTATTTTTGTTATAATATCTTTTGTTTACCATTTCTGAATAAAAAGATTGATGCCATTCTCTATCAAAATTGGCCTTGGTGTTACAAGAGGTGCATAATGTAATTAAATTTTTAGGGTGGCAATCCTTCTTATTGTAATTTATGTGATGGCAAGTTAATCTATTAGATTTATGATTACACATAGGATTTAAACATTTATAACCATCTCTTTCTTTTATTTCTTCTTTATATTCTGGAATCCAATTACAACAATATGGTTCTTTTGCAATACCACCTTTCCAAAGAGCAGAATTTGGGCCACTTTGTCTAATTCCTTTACATTCCCAACATCCATTAGAATTAATTAAATTAGCAAATGTAATTTCTGATATATTTCCACAATGACATCTATATTTTAATTTTGATTTACTATTTTTATAATCATTATCTTCAAATAATGGCACACAATCTTTTTCTATAAATTTACTTTTTATATAACTGATATCCAATCTACTATTATTAGATTGTTTAATTATTCCACATTTTTTACATCTACTTCCTCCAAGAAAACTATAAAAACTAATATAAGATATATTGCCACATTCACATTTATATTTTAACTTTTCTCTTGAATTTATATAATTTTCAAAGAGGGGTATACAATTATTCTCAATAAATTTATTTCTAATAAATTCTATATCTAATCTTTCTCTATCTTCAAAACATTTTTTACATCGTGCGCCTTTTTTAAAATTATTAAAACTTGTATATGAAATATGTCCATTTTCACATTTATATTTCATTATTACAAAGCAGCCTTTATAATCTGTTTCTAATAACTCACACCTATTGTCAATAAAAAATTGTTTGACATAATTAAAATCAAACTTCATCTTATCGCTTCGTTTTTTAGAAGCGCAAAATTTACATCCTTTACCATCCTTTAAACTATTCAAAGTTATTTTAGTAATATGCCCTTGATCACATTTATATTCCATTGGTATCGCATTGTTTTTGTATTCTTTTTCAAGAAGGACAAATCCTCTTTTTTCAAATCTCATTATTGCATCTTCTATAGTAAGTTTTCTAGACATAATCAACTATTCTGCTCATATGCTTCATAATAAATACTAGTTGAAATTTTATATGTAGGGCCATCAACACTACCCGCATCTGGATATACTTTAACTATTCTCAATTGAAGATCATTGAAGGTCAAAAGGCTCCCCCGCTTGAAATGTGTGCATATTTTATCCACTTTTGCTTTCGCATCTCCCCAACCCTTGTCTATAGGATAGACCGCATCCACTTGAAAGACCCCGACAAAGCTGTTGAATCCATTAGGGCCAAGTGTCAATCCAACAGTTTCTCCCGGCAGCAGCCATGATCTTAAATAGGGGGCTTCTATTGTAGGATCAAAAGAAGTATTTTCAGACACCACTGAAAAATTTGTTGGTGTCATAAGACTTAAATGTTTACAAAGGGCCGACTGAATGGCACTGTTCGCAACGGTCACTTCTCTACCCTCCCATCCCAGATAATCCGCCACTCTGCACAGATGCAACAGCTTCATTACTTATGCTTCCAAATTCTGCCAATGTTATTCTCACCATTCCTCTTGGCGCTTGCGGCGAACCATAAGGCGGACTTGGATATACTCTACCACCTTCAAGATAAATCGCATATCTCACATTGTTGAATATATATGCAATTAGTCCATCATGAATATCCATGCCGCTTGATATGAATTGCCTGCCTCTATTTATTGTGGCACTGGCCGATTCAAAAATTCCAGATGTTTTTACAGTTTCAGTAGTCTTACCTTCCCAATAACCAGTAGTTGTTCTTTTTCCTTTAGGTGTTGCTCTACTTACTTTCTTCCAAGTAGTTTTTAATTTAGTAGATGATTGAATAGGAGAAGAATTAGAAGGAGTCAAACCGACCGCCCAGGCAGAACGACAGCGCGAGGTATCGACGGGCGTTCTCATTACAAT